GCTGCCCGCCGGAGAAGTGTGATAAGCGAACTACAGGCAAACAAAAGAGGATTAAATAATTATGGAAGAATTTATAAACGCTCTTAGCGCTACTGCGGAAGCAACCGCTTTATTTTATTTGCAGTTAGTAAAACACGGTATACCACCAGAACAAGCTGCATCATTAACCGCAATGATAATTTCAAATTTTATAGGAGGTAATAACACTGACAGAGAATAAAAAAACCGAATTAACCAATCAAATCGTTAAACAAAAACGCCATTGGGTTCCTAACCCGCAAAAGAACTTCGGAGAGGAAAACGTCGAACCTGGTGACAACGCTCGCTATTTACGACATGCGCTTGTATCGTGGGACTTACCTCCTATTGATATTTCAGACCCAAAACAAGTGGAGAAGCGAATCCAAGAATATTTTAACTACTGCATTGACAATGATAGAAAGCCCAATATGATTGGCATGGCTAATTGGCTGGGTGTACATAGAGATACTGTCCACCAGTGGAAGACAGGTGCAACACGTAGTAATACACATTACGACTTGATTAAAAAAGCCATCGATATTTTAGAGGAATTATGGGTTGATTATATGCAAAATGGGAAGATCAATCCCGCTTCTGGTATCTTCCTTGGAAAGAATATGTTTGGATACAAAGACCAGCAGGATTTAGTTGTAACGCCCAATAATCCATTAGGAGAAGAACCGGATCCGGATAAGCTGGTAGAACAGTATCAAAAAGCTCTGCCACCAGAAGATTAACGACTATCGACTATCAAGGAGAAAAACGACTATGGTTAACGACTTTCAAACGAGCAAATATCAAACGACTGTGGATCAGAACCCCATTAATAACTATCGACTATGCCCGCTTCATAATATGGGTTGCAATGGATATTCTTGTGCATGGTATGACCACAGAAATGAATGTTGCGCTATTATTACCCTTTCCCGCTTCAAATAAAAAAATTCCCGGCTTTCTCCGTTTTGGAGTTGGCCGGGTTTTTGTTTGTGTGGCGATTTAAGGCGTTTTTTGTATTAAGATATGGAATTATATTAAAATCGCATAAAACCGTCTGCATCGGGCTTGTAGGAAAAAATAGAAGCATGTCTAATTGAATTAATATCTTTGTTTTGCTTTCAGAGGCTATTTAAGGCCGTGAAGCAGTAAAACGATACTTTTCTTTATGGACAATAAAAAACGCCTTATTCGGCCTTGTAGGGCTAAATAAAGCGAAATAAAAAACCGCCTGAGTTTTATCCAAGCGGTTTGTTGTCTAATTATATTATTAATCCTTGCTTTCGGCTATATCTTCCCGAATAAGTGCTTTAATGTAGCCTTGTTTATTTGGTACTTCCTCAAGCTTTTTCAATATATCAGTATCTGTTTTTATATTTAGTTGCAATGCAATTTGTTTTGTATTTGCTTTTTTATACTTGGCTTGAGCTTCGTATCCAGTGCGCTTTTCATAGTCCCGTTGAATTTCTGCTTTGGTTTTTGCCATTGACTTTTCCCCCTTTTTGTAATATACTGTAAACAAGAAAGGCGGCTTGCTACTGGTAATAGCGGTCGTTCCTGTAAGTTTTTAAGACTTGAAGAAATCGCCGCTTTTACGCTAAGTAGGGGCGGTTATTTCTTTGTCGTTATGTTGATAACTCCAAAGACAACAACGGCCACAAAGTTAAGTAATAGAATTACATCGCTTGTGCTCATTGTCTCACCACCTTTTCAGGAAGTGAACAACCTCGCCGCCTCTCTTGATTACATGTTTAGTATATCATATCTATATAGATATGTCAATAGCTTTTCAAAATCTTTTTAAAATTATTTTGCCCCGCCTTATTGGTGGGGCTTTTATTTTTCTTTGTCTTGTAGTATAATAAAGGCGACATGTGGCAGGCCATGCCGCCCTTGTTTCTTTTAGGCTCCCTGTGCTTTGGACGGCTCGAGGGAGCCTATTTTATTTTGTTTTGGCATCTCGTACAATCTGCGCCGCTTCCTGCGGTGTTTTGGCTTGCGCTTCAATTAGTTTGGCTATGGTTTCCAACATTGTGTTTAATTGGTCGTTTGTCATGCCTTCTTGCATTTCCTTTCTACCTCCTGCCGGGTATGTATTTTGTACCGCATTTCTTTGGTACAATTAGATTATACTAAATATAATTATTATTGTCAAGTGTTTTCATAAAAATAATTATGATATTTTTCTCTTAATATTAGATGTAACAATTCTTTTAAGTTTTGTTACATATTTAGTGATACCTATGGGGGATATTATGATTTTATTTAAGCTTCAGTTAACCATACGATCACTCCCAAAAACAAAAAAGATAAAAAAATTTAGTATTCGATATTGACATTATTAAAAATATTTAGTATAATATGATTGTAAAAAGAGGTGATTAATGTGATTATTAATGAAGCGATATCTTTTATCATGAAAGAGAAAGGCGTTACACAAAAAGCAATGGCCGAAAGTATCGGAAAAGAAAAAGCGACGGATGTTTCTGCTAGATTAGCCAGTAAAAATATGACATTTAATAAAGCGATTGAAATGTTATCTGTTATGGGATATGAAGTTGTTGTGCAGCCCAGAAAGGCAGGTGCCAGACCTCAAGGGCAAATTGTCATTGAAAGGAGCAATAAGTAATGACAAAATATGGATATGCGAGGGTTTCCACCACAGGACAGGCAAGTAAAGGAAACAGCCTGGAGGACCAGAAAAATTTATTGATTGACGCTGGTGTTTCAGAAAAAAATATATATTTTGACAGCTTTACTGGAACTAAAATGGACAGACCAAAATTTGATGTGCTAATGGCGGAGCTGAAGCCAGGCGATGAATTTGTAGTCACAAAAATGGATAGATTCGCGAGAAATGCACCTGAAGGAATACAAACCGTCAGAGATCTGGTGGATAAAGGAATCGCGGTTCATATTTTAAATATGGGTAGAGCGGATAACACGCCAACAGGAAAGCTGTTAGTCACTATACTTCTGGCATTTGCCGAATTTGAACGCGATATGATTGTTGAACGTACAATGGCTGGAAAATCCTATGCAAAAGAACATAATCCGGAGTTTAAAGAAGGGCGGCCGCGAAAAGATGTGGTTTACGAATTAGCTGAAGGAGAAAGCATTTCCGCAGCTTGCAGGCGTTTGGGGATCAGCCGCACTCAATGGTATCGAATTATGAAAAAAGCAGGATAAACTCACCCAGTTTGAACCACATATAGAATTGTGGTATAATATAACACAATATATAGTGTCATGAGGTGATACGCTGACTTACATAGAAACGCTGTCCACAATCAAAAATGCAATTGAAAAGGAACCGGATCAGCTTCAGGCATACCGGGATTATTTTGATTTAACCAGGGCTCTCTATGAACAGGACAAGACAGCAAAAAATGAGTGTTTATGGCTGCGGAAAGTAACCGCCCAAAAAATCCGCGAGGGCAAAAAAGGCGTTTCAGAATTTTTCGAACTGAACAAAAAGACCTATCTTCTTTTAGCTCCTGATGATTTTGACAGCTATCTCATTTATCTGGAGTGGAACCGGAAGCCGGAGGAGCGGTTCTACCTCCCCCGCCGCCGGATTATGAGGCGGGGCGCCAATGCGCTCCAACAGCTGGTGGACGATAAACTGGACGAGCTGTTTTTGTCAATGCCTCCCAGAGTGGGAAAAACGAGTATGCTGATGTTTTTCATGACCTGGCTGGTGGGACGGGATTCTGAACGCTCCAACTTGTATTCCGCCTATTCAGATGTAATTACATCCGCGTTTTACAGCGGTTGTTTAGAGGTCATCAATGACCCGGTCACGTATTTATGGCACGACGTATTTCCGGCGGCAAAAATCGCGAGCACCAACAGTAAAGACGAAACCTTTAATTTAGACCGGAAAAAGAGATATCCCTCCCTCACCTGCCGTTCCCTGTACGGAACGCTGAACGGAGCCTGCGACTGCAATGGAATTCTGGTATCGGACGACCTGATCGGCGGCATTGAGGAGGCTTTAAACAAAGACCGGCTTATCGCCGCCTGGAGCAAGGTGGACAACAATCTCCTGCCCAGAGCGAAGGAAACCGCCAAGGTTCTTTGGTGCGGCACCCGGTGGTCCATGATTGACCCGGCCGGCGTTCGCATGGACCTGCTTCAAAACGATACAAAATTCAAAAGCCGGAGATACGAGATCATCAACCTTCCCGCGTTAGACGAAAACGAGCACAGTAATTTCAGCTACGATTACGGAGTTGGGTTTTCAGACGATTACTATTACCAGCGGAGAGCCTCTTTCGAAAGGAATAACGATATGGCTTCCTGGCTGGCGCAGTATATGGGCGAGCCAATCGAGCGGGCGGGTGCGCTGTTCGAACCCCAGGATATGCGATATTACAACGGGACGCTTCCGGAGGAGACCCCTATCCGCGTCTTTATGGCCGTAGACCCAGCGTTCGGAGGTGGAGATTTTACCAGTGCCCCGGTCTGCTTCCAATATGCAGATGGAAGTGTTTATGTAGCTGATGTGGTTTTTAATAACGGAGAGAAAAACATTACCCAGCCGCTGATCGTGAGCAAAATCCGGGAACACGGCGTTCAGGCCGCCCAGTTTGAGGTTAATAAAAGCACAGCCAGCTATAAGGAAGGCGTGGAATCCCTATTGAAACAGGAGGGATACCGCCTTAATATCACCAGCAGGGCGGCACCGAACAACGTGGCGAAGGAGGTTCGGATTTTCGATAAGGCCCCGGAGATCAGGGAGTTTTATTTTTTGGAGGACGGAAAACGCTCTAAGGAGTACACAAAGTTCATGCAGAACGTTTTCAGCTTTAAAATGACGGGAAAAAACAAGCATGATGACAGTGTGGACAGCCTGGCAATGGCGGTGGATATGATTCAAAGCGTAAGTGCAAAGATCAGTGTGCTGAAAAGGCCGTTTTAACACAATATATTGGTGAGTTGATTGACAAAACACCATATATTTGGTATAATAAGATTAAGAATAAGCATTTACATTCTCAGCATTTTTAATTTTCCCCACTGTCCGGACAGTCGCTAATCATTTCTGTCCGGATTGATTTCGCGGAGTAGAGCAGATGGGCAGCTCGGCGGTCTCAGTAGCCGCAGATCGTTGGTTCGAATCCAACCTCCGCAACCAGAAGCGCGAGGTGAAGCCGCTGATAAGAGAACTTACTCAGCAGAATATTGCAGCAATACAGAAAATTATCAACAAAGGTTCTGTTGCGGAAGTTAAAGTGGAAAAAGGCTTCATTGTTGTTATTGAAATCAATAGAAAAAAAGTGAATTAACGCGCCGTCGCAATGGTGACGGAACAGCGGGCCATAGGGTCGCAGACAGATTGTATTCTGTTTGCGGCCCTTTTTGTTTGCGGAGAGAAGGTGAAAACTGGATTTATTTGGACGCAGGAAGATTTATACCACCATTACGGACATTAATAGCGAGAATCTGATCTATGTTTTAAACGATGTGCTTTCCGTCCATGTAGAAAACATGATGGAAATGGATTATCTGTATTGGTACCGCCGGGGAGACCAGCCAGTTTTAAGCAGAACTAAAACGGTAAGGCCGGAAATCAACAATAAGGTCGTGGAGAACCACGCTTCCGAGATCGTGGCGTTCAAAAACGGGTACTTCCTGACCCAGCCGGCCTTTTACATCAGCCGGAAAGAGAACCAGAGCGTCACGGAAAAGGTAAAGCGGCTAAACGAGTATTTGTATTTGAGCGGAAAACAGCAGGCTGACAATCTGGTAACGGATTGGTTCCATACTGTAGGCGTGGGGATCATTTACGTTACCCCATACAAGGATCCGGAATGCCCTATCCGGGCTTACGCCCTGGACCCCCGTTCCTCTTTTGTGGTCTACAGCCGGAACCCGGGAAACGAGCCTGTCATGGGAGTAAACGTCGTAATTTCCACCGGGGAAACGCCGCGGGTTATTTTCGACGTTTTTACCAGGGAAAAATATTTCCGTGTTTCCGGCGGCGTGACCGGAGAAGTCGTAACCGGTACACCTATTGTCGGCACAGCCATTGAAGTTCTTTCGGAGGCTGACAACGTGCTTCATGAAATCCCCATTATTGAATATCAGTACGAAAACAACAGAATGGGTTCCTTTGAAGCCGTTATTCCCCTGCTGGACGAGATCAATAATATCCAGTCGAACCGCGTGGACGGCATTGAGCAGTTTGTGCAGTCGCTGATGATTTTCTATAACTGCCAGCTGGGAGAGGACGAAAACGGAAACCAGGTCACCCCGGCGTATATCCGCCAGGCAGGAGCGGTTTTCCTGAAATCAGTCGGCCAGGACAAGGCGGATTTAAAAATTTTAAGCGAACAACTGGACCAGACCCAGACCCAGGTGCTGGTGGACAACATGTACCAGCAGATTTTGACTATCTGCGGTATGCCATCTACCTTAAAGGGCGGCTCCTCCACCAGCGACACGGGGCAGGCGGTATTTTTACGGGACGGCTGGGAACAAGCAAACACCTACGCGAGAAATACCGGAGATTTATTCCGGGTATCCAACCGGCTGTTTGACAGAATATTTATCAATATTCTGAACCGAAAAACCGATTTGAATATTAACCTTTCGGATTTCGAGCTTCAGTTTGTGAGAAATGAAACGGCCAACGTTCTTGTCAAAACACAGGCGGCTATGAATCTGAAGGAACTGGGCTTCAGCCCTGAACTGGCGTTTGCGAAATCTGGGGTTTCCAACGATCCAGTGGCGGACGTGGCGAATTCGGAGAAATACATCAAAGCTAAATGGGGCTCGCAGGACAACACAAAGGTTATTGACGAATCCCGCACCGAAGAGGTTGGGATCGTTTAATTGGTAGAGAAACCAAAAATCCCAAGCTGGCGGAGATGCCAGGATAATCAAGCCCATCACAGTGCAGAGAAGCACTCAAAAAAACCCGAAAGGAGTACAACGATGAAAATTCTAACTGACAAAATCAAGGGGTTCGCTGAAATGAGCGACGCGGACAAAGTTGCCGCACTTCTGAGCTTGGATCTACCAGATCCGGTAGATATGTCCCAGTTTGTGGAAAAGAAAGTTTTCGACGCAAAAGCGACAGAGGCATCGAACTTATCTAAACAGCTGAAATCCAAAATGAGCGACGAGGAAGCGAAGGCCACCAAGGAGGCGGAGGAGCGTGCGGAGATGGAAAAGGAGCTGGCCTCTCTCAGGAAAGAAAAAGCCATCGGAACCTACAAAGCCGCTTATCTGGAATTGGGCTACGACGCGGAAGCAGCAGCGGAAAACGCAGAAGCTCTGCACTCCGGAGATTTTGCGAAAGTATTTTCCAATCAGAAGAAATTTATTGAAGCGCAGAAAAAGGCCGCGGCGGCCGGCGCGCTTGACAAGCAGCCCGGGCTTTCCAGCGGGAACCCAATGAACAGCGAAAATGTGGAATCAAGCCCAGTCAACGCGTTCCGGAAGGGCGCGGGAATCTAGTTGAAAACATATTGAAATCGAAAGGAGAAACTTACTGCCTTATAACAATCAAATCGAGCTTGCGAAAAGCTATGTGCCAATTCTTGACGAGGTATACAAAGCAAGCTCCAAAACCTCTATTTTAGATACCGCGAATGAGCGGGTCCGGTTTATCGGCTCTGACACCGTAAACCTTTACACCATGAGCCTGGACGGCTTGGGAAATTACTCCAGAAACGCCGGCTTTGTGACCGGTTCCGTCACCGGAGGCTGGGAGCCCTATAAGCTGACACAGGACCGGGGGCGTTCCTTCATGGTGGACGTCATGGACAACGACGAAACAATGGGCATGGCCTTCGGCACCCTTGCCGGGGAATTTATCCGCACCCAGGTAACGCCGGAAATCGACGCTTACCGGTTCGCCAAGTACGCCGGTACCTCCGGCATCAGCTCCGGCACGCCGGCAGATATCACTGTTGGCACCACCGACGTTCCCACCCTGATTCAGGAGGCGGAAACCATAATGGGTGACGATGAGGTTCCTGAGGAGGGCCGTATCCTGTTTATCTCCGAAACCGCTTACGCCGGCCTGAAGGACAAGATTACCCGGTATGTGCAGAACGGAGAGCGGGGCATCGAAACCGCCATTGACTATTACGACGGTATGCGGGTGATTAA